ATCGACTGTTCATCGTTGCTGGCGCTAAACATCCATTGGCAGCCCGACGATCAGTTACGCTTGAAGAAGCCGCCCAACACCGCTGGCTACTGCCTGCGACAGAAGGTGCAATGATTTTGCAGCTTAGAAATGAATTTGACCGGAAAAAACTGGAGTTGCCGAAGTCTGTAGTTACCACGATGTCCATGCTCGTTAGGTATGAGCTGATAGCGACCAACAGGTTCCTTACGGTGATGTACGGGTCGGTGCTTCGGTTCGGGAATGCTCCACGGTTTCTGCGCGTTCTACCACTGAATGTGCAAGCCGGCGTTCAAATTGGAATAATTCGTTTGAAGAACCGTACCCTTGCGGCAAGCGCCGAATTGTTCATGGAGAATGTTCGAGAAATAGTTCGCCCTATGAGTTCACTAAGCGCGGCGCAGCTACGGCGTGAAGCGCGTGTAGGGGAGTAATCGCGTACCGAATAAATCCGCAAACGTCCGCTTCAGAGAACGCGGACAGACTGACAAGAGTCGGCCTCCTGCCGACCAGCGTACGGATTCAGCGCCCCTTTCAGAGGCAGCAATATAGCCTACAGCAGTCGTTCAATTCGACTGCTCAACCGCTCGCAACGTTTCCTCCGCATTCCGCGCCTCCACCACCAGGTCCGCCAGCCAATTCTGAATCCCCGCTGCCACTTGCAGGTTGAATTGCAGCCGGCGGATCGCCTTGGTATCATCCGGATCGACGTTGCCCAACTGTTCCAGCGCGGCCTTCTGCTCGGCGTTTGACCGGTCCAGAAGGTAGCGCCCCAGGTCAGAATTGATGAACGCCTCGACCTGGATGCCCATGTCAATCAGGCGGATCAGCTCGCGCCGGTCGACTTGTTCGGTGGTCTGCTCGCTCATGCCGGCACCGCATCCACGGCCGGGGTTTCAATACCCTGCTGCGCGCCATCACCCGCCGATGCCGGCGGTTGCGGCAGGTTCGGATGTGTGTGCGGATTGGCGGGTACTTCCGGCGCGGCCTCGGTGAGCGGCGCGCCAGCACCCGCGCCGAAATTCGGATCGACGCCCGGCGGTACCGGCACCCGGTAACCTGCCGCGGCCATCACGGTGTCGGCGATCGGCGCGGTCTGCGGCGTGGCGGCGATGACGCCGGCCGCCTGCATCGCGGAGTAGGCCGACTCGACACCCTTCTTGACCCGCTCGGCCTGGATGTTGTCGATCTCGGCCATCACCTTCCTGATCTGCGCTTTGGTCAGTTCCGGGTCCTGCTTCATGGCCAGACGCTGTTCCAGTTGCTGCACCATGGCTTTGAGGCCAGTAACGGCCGGGTCCTGGTTCTCATCAAAAAAGCGGCCGCCGCTCTTGTAGCCCAGCTTTCCGAAGATTTCCTTGATGACCTCGGAGATTTTCAGGCCGTAGCGTTCGAGCACGCCGTCGGCCAGGATGTCCCGCAGGGTCGAGAGGCCGAACATGAAGCGGTTGACCTGCTCCTGCGGGCTGGTGAGGCCCAGGCCGACGTTGATGTTGAGGGTGAGTTCCTGCTGGAGCAGGTCGTCGGTGACGGCATCGATCCCGAACTTCTGCGGCAGTTCAGCCTTGCGCCCAGCCAGCGCGAGGATAATGTCGTCAGTCTCGTATTCCTGCTCCAGGAGCGTCACCTGGCGCAGCACCGGCTCGGCCCAGGTCTCGATCCAAGTGCGCAGCTGGTAGTTCTCGACCTTGTTGGCGCTGGCGGTCAGGATATTCATGCCGCCGACCGTTTCATTCAGGTTGCGGTTGGACTGCACGGAGGAGCCGGAGAACGCGCCGGCCACGTCGTCGAAGTCCAGATTCAGGCGGTCCTGCTCGGCGTAGGCGCTGGAGGTCACGTCCTGCGTTTCCTGCACCTGCACGTCCTTTTCCGGGTCGTCCATCAGGGTGACCGAACTGGGGATGTTGCGCACCAGGCTGCGCAGGTCGACACGCTTGCCGCGCTTGACGAAGTAGCGCTTGTTCATCGCGAACTTGACGTTGTCGGAGCGCTGGTTGGCGTTTTCGTTGATTTCGGCCTGGATGTCGCGCGTCAGGCGCCCCACCCCGCCCGGGTACAGGCGGTGCGCTTCCAGCGCGCAAAAGCCCATCACGTAGGGCCGCTTGCCGTGGCGGTACACCTGCCGCAGCGGCACCGGGTTGGAGAGCAGGCGGTTGGTGCCCAGGGTGTAGTACAGCCAGTCCTGGCCGTTCCACTCGACGATGTTCTTGTGGATCCACACGATGGTGAAGTCAGTCAGCGTGGTGATCTGGTCTTTCGAGTCGGTGCGCTTCGAACCCTCGCGCGTCAGGCGGGTGGAATCGGAATACGAGCGCACCGCCTGCAGGATTTCGCTGTCCGGGATCGGCGCCCAGCGCGGCGCACCGGTTTTCGGGTCAGGCTGGGTCATGCGGGCGCGCACGTCCTTGACGTACATCGGCAGCATGTCGATCAGATAGGGACTGCTGCCGATCGGGTCCACCCATTCGGAGGCCGGGTCGATGCGGATGTTCTCGATCGGCCGCAGCTTGATGGCCGGCCGGTCGATACCGCGCACGGCGTCGTATTCCCAGCACTGGTAGGACACCACCACGCCCACCGCCTGGGCTTCCTGATACGACGCCACTGCCGTCAGAAACCACGGAATGGTCTTGGTGAGCCGGTATTGCAGGATTTCCTTCATCACCGCTGCGGAGGCCTGCTGCACCGGGTTTTCGTCGTCCTCGGCGGCGACCGAGAGCACGTCCTCGGTGGCGAACAGCGCCTCGGCGGCGGTGGCCTCACCCTTGCGGATGGCGGAGCGGGTTTTCGGGCGGAAGAAGTGGCTGCGCGCGCGGAACGTGTCGGTCAGGTACTTGGACCCGGCCGGGTGCACGCTCTGGAACTGGCGGATGTCCTGCTCGATGTCGTAGCGGATCGAGTTGTCGAAATAGTTGGTCGAGCCGACGAAGGCGTCGCGCGCGATGGTGAGCCAGTCCGGCGCCGCGGGTTGCGGGGTGGTCTGCTCGCCGGTGTCGATCATCCGCAGTCAACCATCACGCTGCGGCCACGAAGCGGCCGGCAAAGTCGGTCGGCAGCGCCATCCAGCGGTCCAGGTCGAAGCGGGCGCGGTCCAGGCGGTAGCGTTCCAGAATCTCGCCGCCGGCGCGCATGATGCGGCGGTCCCAGTCGGTGGCCGAGAACATGACGTCCAGATGCAGCACCCAGGCGTGCTGGCCCGTGAGGTCGAGGTTGTAGACCTTGGCGATGCCCTGCTCGCCGCTCACGTACACCGCCCAGCGGTAGTTCGGGTAGTGCTTGTGCAGCGTGTCGGCCATGTTGGCGGCCGTGATCTGGTCGAGGATCGGAATGGCCGGGCGATCGGTGACGATGTCCATTCATTCCCTCCAGTCAGGTTCGGTTTCACGCTGCACCAGCGTGGCCTTGCGGTCGTCCGACAGCCAGAGATACTCCGCGCGCGAGTAAACGCCCTTTACCGCTTCCGGGAGTTCGTCGTAGTCGTCAGGCTGGGCGATCTCGGCCAGCACCGGATGCGTCATCGGTAGCTGCCTTTGGCGTCGTCGAATTTGCGGCCGTTGGAGAACTGGTAGCCGACCTCGACCGCCGGCGGCGGATTCTCCGCGCTGGCGATGCCGACCACTTCCGACCAAAGCTGGTCGGACATGCGCACGACTTCCTCGGGGGACACGGGGTAGGTGGTCAGTGCCATGCCGCGCTCCTATATGCCGTCAACGTAAACCTCCGGTTCAAGATCCTTCTCGTCAATCAGGATCGGTGGTACCGGCTCCATGTCGTAAATGCGGGATACCGCGTCGAGGAAGTCGTCGTGCGCCGAGAACGGGTACACGAGGAACTCCTCCAGGAAATTCTTGTTCAGCGAGTACAGGTCACCGGTATGGTCGCGGCGCTTGACCGGCGCCATCACCCGGAAGGCCTGCCCTGCCTCGCGCACGCGGCGCTGGTTGGCCGTCTCGCCGCTCGCCAGGGCCGCGAGGAAGAACTTGCCGGCCTTGAAGTCCGGCTGCAGGCGCTGGATACGGTCGATCTTGCTACCCGGCCCCTCGCGCGGCCAAGCCAGTTCGACGATCTCGAATGCATCGCGCTCGCGCAGCATCTGCTCCTCGAAGTATTCGAGGTCGCTGGTCATGCCGTAACGCTCGTAGCCGACCTTGACCATCTGCACGCCCGGCATGTTCATCCACACCCGGCGCATGCCCTTCAGCGCCGCCCAGCGCTCGGACAGGCTCATCTTGTGGTGATAGCCGTCCAGCAGGTACTTGTTGTGGGCGCTATCGACCCCGATCACCGCGACAGCGGTGCGGTCGCTGCCCTTCTTGCGCGAACTGGCCGGGTCGCAGGTGACATACACGTTGAGCGTCGCCGGCCGGATGTCGGTGAACTTCGCCCATTCCTTGCGGAAGATGGCCTCGTTGCCGGCCGCCGGGTTCTGCAGCATCTGGCAGGCGATGATGGCCTCGGTCTGGGTAGCCTTCTTGCGCGCCCAGGCTTCCGGGGTCAGGAATACCGGGGTGCCGCCGGCCAGGCCGTTGTCGGTGGCCGGATAGATGCGCGCCTTGAGGATCTCGCGGTCCAGGATGTCCTGGTAGGTGTCCGCGAAGCTGTAGCGGGTGCCGATGTGCCACGCGCGGCCGACCTCGCCGTGCGCGCCCTTGGCGCCGAGGTTGTCCGACAAGGCCCAGGCATCACTGGTCTTCTTCACCTGCTCCGGCGTGCTGACCGATTCCAGCGTCACCACGTCGTCGTAGACCCGCAGGCGGAAGTGCGCGCCGGTCGGCATGCCGTCGACCAGGCCATGCGCCTCGATGGTCGCTTCCTTGGCGTTGCCCTTGCGGCGGACCTGCAGGCCCTTCTCCTCGGACCACTTCACTGCCTCGCGCTGCGGGCTGTCGTAGAGGATGTCCGGGAACAGCGCCTTGAGCCCGGCGTTGCTCTCGAATTCCTGCTTGATCTGCAGCATGAACTTGCGCGCCACCGGCTTCACATGCGAGAAGATGCCGATGGTCACTTCCGGGTCGCACAGCACCTCCTGGATGATGCCGCCGAAGGTGATGATGGTGCTCTTGTAGTGCTCGCGCGCCCACAGGTCGATGCAGGCATCCGGTTCGGCCTCGACCTCGCGGCAGCGGGCATACAGCCACGGGTGCATCATGTCCTGCCGGTTGCACTCCACCGTCAGCAGGTAGAAGCGGTCGTTGCGGCACAGCCAGCGCCGGCCTTCGGTTTCGCCCAGATCCTCGATGATCCCCTGCCAGGCCGCGCCCAGCGGCGCCCCGAAGGCCGCGCTATGCAGGCGACGGGCCAGCGTCCGATGCGCTTCGCGCAGGGCCGGCGGCCAGTTCGACGAGTCTTGCATGGGCGGCCTTCAACTTCTCGATGGCTGGGCTGTCCACGCCGTCCTTCCGGGGCGGCTCGGGCGGCGCAACGTCGGCGATGTTGTAGGTCTTGCGTTCGAGTTCGATCACGGTGACCATCACCGCGGCCACGTCCTTCAGGGACTTGACGTAGGCCAGCGGGCTGGCGGGCGGCTCGGGTGGCGCGGCGGGAGTGCTGGCGTCGTCCGGCCCGGGCGCGGGGGATGCCACGACAGGCGCGCTGCCCATTGCGTTTTCCACCCCGGCGCGGATGTGCCGGAGCATGCCCATGCAGGCCTGCTTGGCTTCGGTCAGCATGGCCTGGTGGGTGAGGAGCGCCTCGGCCGCCTGCGCGGCCGCGGCCTCGACCACTTCGTCCTCGTGGGCCAGTTGATCCTCGACCGTTTGCAGGATGTCCATGGCGGCCGCCACCTTCACCGGCGCCGGCCGGCGGATGCCGAGTACCTTGGCCTGGGTGCGCTTCTTCACTTCGGCCGACAGGTCGCGCTCGATGCCCTGCTTTTTCATCCACTTGCGGATGGCCGTGTCCGAAATGCCGTGCATGGCCGCGATCTCGCGGACTGACAGGTTCTCCGGGTCGAAGAGCTGGGACTTGATGCGGTCCCAGTCCACGCTGCTCATGGCCGGTCGGCTCGAATCACGGCCTGGCAGGCGGAGAGTTGTCGGGCGACGGCGTCGGCTTCGCTGGCGAGGCCGACAAGCCATTCAGCAGCCGGCTCAGAAAGTTCGGCGCGCGCTCCACCATCACCGATGCCGGCGGGGGCGGCAGGATCGGGCACGGCACTTCCACCGGCCGGACACTGGGCACCGATGAACAGCCGGCGGCCAGCACGCAGCTCAGCAACAGCAGCGTCTTTCGCATTCTGGTTCTCCTGTAGGCCGCGTTGGTAGGCGACATCGATGTCGGCTTGCGCATGAGCGGCTTTGTGTTCGGCAGCGTGGACACGCTCCTCGGCGGCTTTGATGCGCGTTGCGGCATCGGCGTTGGTCGCGGCCTCACGTTTCAGCCACGGGGCTTCGCGGGCGTCGCCGCCGGCCTTGTAGATGGCGTGCGCGATCAGGCCAAGCAGCGCCATCAGGACCACCGCAGCAAGTAGCCTTGCGCCGAGTCCGATCGCAGTCATGCCGGATACGGGTTCGCCGCCACCCATGCCTGGTAGGCCGGAATGCCCTGCGAAATCTGCGTCTGCGCATCGCTGCGCCATTGCACTTGCGCCGCGGCCCTGGCTGCCGCAGCAGTATTCGCCGCATCGATCTGCGCCGGTGTCGGTGGGTCCACCGCATCCGGCAGCACGTCGGTCTGTGGCCAGCCCATGAACGGAATGCCACCCGCCGGCAAGCTGCCGAGCAACGTGGTGACGTTCGGCGCCGTGCCGTCCCATGCCGCGATGCAGGTCGCCGTCGCAAGCGCGATCTGCTTCGGCGTCCTGCCGTCCGCCTGGAGGCCGCGCTGCACCACGTGGGTCAGGACTTCGGCCGAACCCGCGGTTGCCAGCGCCGCCTTGACCGCGTTCCATGCGGCCAGCGGCGCGCCCGAAAGCTGCGAGGGCTTGAAGTTCGGACGGTTGTCGAGAAAAGTCCTGAACTGCACCACGCGCGCGGCGCGCAGCGCCTTCTTAGCCGCGTCGACCGCCGACAGCTCATTCTCGCCGTACACCAGCTTGTCGGTCGGGGTTTCGACGTAGAAGAACATTCAGGCCACCATCGCGGCGAGCTGGATGTCGGTCAGCTTCTGGGCGTAGAACCTGAGATTGCGCAGGCAGCCGATGCTGTCGTAGGCCGATGCCGAGCCGTTCGCACCGAGCCTGAACACGGCGTTCACGTTGAAGTCGCCGTCGAACGCCTGTGCCGCCGAGATGGTCGTCCCGGTGAGCGCCATCGATCGCGTGCCCCCGCCCCACGCGCAGGCCACCTTCTTCGCCGCGCCGGCGGCGAATGGCGGGCCGCCGGAGGGGCCGACGTTTGAACTCCCGTCATTGGAAAACGCCGTCGTCCCGTTGTTGTAGACGCACGCAAGCTCGAACGTGTTCGCATCCACGAGCGGCGTGTAGAACCCGCCGGGAGCGCCCGCGCCCGAGATGATCGGAACCACCTCTCCGTACACCGACCCGAGCGTTCCGCTCAGGTTGCCGGCGGCGGGATAGGTCAACAGGTCGGGGTTGCGGCTGGTACCCGGGACCACGAACGTACTGGCCGCGCCGGGCGTGGCAAGCTCGGCCTGCGCGCCCCAGACCGTCACGGTCTGCCCGTTGGTCGTCGTCGCGGCGTTGTCGGCGTTCACGCCGGCCAGCAACAGCTTCATCGTGCGTGCGGCCGTGGTCTTGCCGGTCAGCTCGACGCGCCACCAGCCGTTGCCGAGACCGGTCTGCCGGCGATTGGTCAGCGTGCCGTCGCCGCCCGTATTGCCGTTGCCCTGCGCCCCCGTGGCGGTGTTCCAGAACGCCTGGATGAAGTTGGCCCCACCATCCGTCAGCATGACGCGCAGAAACGGCGCCGTGCCGCCCGTCTTGAAGTAGACGCTGGCGATGTAATCAGTGTTCGCCGTCGCGGCCCAGCCAGTCGTGGTGATGATCGAGTCGGTGCCACCGCCCCCGTTGGTGATCTTGAGATTCTGGTTGGCGACGCCGTCGGGCCCGGTGTCGGTTGCGACAGTCGGCGCGTTCCTGGTCCAGCCCGCGGCGTTGAAGTCGTTGCCGTTGGCCTGCAGGTTGGTCGCGGCGTTTTCGCTCAGATACCCCAGCAGCGTTGTCGCCGGGATCGGCGCGGTCGCGCCGGTGTCGGTGGAGCTGACGGCCGCGCCGGACGTCCGGACGTAGGTGTTGAGATAAGAAGGCGTGCCCAGTCGCAGCTGAGCGCCCCAGGCCAGGAAAGATTGCCCGGTCCCGACATAGGCGGCGCTGTCGCAGTTGTTGTGATACAGGCCGAACCACAGCACCCCACCGTTGATCGCACCTTGCCAGGTGCCCTTGACGGTGACCCGCCACCAGCCGTTGCCGGCGTTCTCCGAGGTGATGGTATTGAACGCGGTCCACGCCCCGGAATTGTCGGTGGCAACCCCGGTCAGGAGGTTGATGGTGGCCGCATAGCGTGCAGCGAAGGTATTGTCCGTCAGCCACAACTCGACCGCCGTCATGGTTTCCGCCTTGAGGTAGACGGACGCTGCGAATGTGGCGGTCCCCGCAGGCGGCGTGAGCGGCGGGGAGAAGGTGCGGTGCTGGATGTTCGACGTATCGTCGGTGATGCGATAGGCGGTTGCCGAGCCGTCGGGCGCCGTGAGCGTGCCGCCGCTCGCGGTCGCACCGACCGGCCCCCAATAACTTGCCGCGGCCGAAAAGTTCTCGCTGTGCTGCAACAAGTTCTGGGTGTGCAGCCGCACCGTTTCGAAATACTGCACGCCGTCGATCCCGGCGCCCTGGTAGGGCGCGGACAGCACGCCGACGCTGAGGTATTCGGAGGGCGTGTATACCGACTGGCCGACGACGTACTCGCATTGCGGATGCCAGATCAGCACGTCGATCACGCGGTCCGCCGTGCCTCCCCCCGCCGTCCACAAAACGAAATGCGCGGGCGACGAGCTGTTGACCACGCCGTTGGTCACCACGCGCTGCCAGGCGGGCGTCGCGACGATCGCGGTCTGCGAGCCGGCCCAGTTGTCGATGTAGAGATTCTGGTTCGCGCCGGTGTTGCTCCTGATCCAGATCGAATTGAGGTACTTGGCGCCGACCGGGCCGGTTTGCACGTTGGGTTGCAGCAGGTTGCAATAGTCGCCGCCGGTCGTGCCCGCGCCGCGATCCATCTGCACTCGGCAGGCCGTGGTCGTGCCGTCAGGCGCGACGCCGAAATTGGGTGTCTTGGCGCAGCTGATGCCGGTGCCGGAAAAGCCCGCTTGCCAGTTGGCATGGGCGAAGTTCTCCGTGTTGTTGCACAGGTTCTGTACGCGCCGCGCACCCCAGAACCGTGCCTCGCCGCTCGATACTTGTCGCTGCACCGCCTCGTGGTCCTGCAGGTAGGCGCCCGTGGCGCGGCTGAAAGCGGGCGTGGCACTGCCGACCGCGGCGCTCGGCACCAGCGTCGAAGTCAAAGGCGCGTTGAAGATGGGCGAGAGCGCGTTCTGCGTTTTTGCGAGCATGAGGGCGGACAGGCCCAAGTTCATGCCTGCTCCGGCAGCGGCGGCGCCAAGGGTGGCGACGCACTCGGGAT